CAGTCATTCTATCAGGATTTGAATTAGACATTAATCTTAAAATTCTTTTCATACTGTCTAAATTAGATGAAACTTGAATAAATGTTTTATCAGCATCTTTTTTAAGTTGAATAGAGTTATTTTTAACTTTATCTTCTCTTGAAAGATCTTGAATGTAAAACTTTTTTCCAAAGTTACTATCCATTTCTCCTTTAGTTAAAGCTACATGAGGATGTTTAAGTGCAAAATTATACTTAATGTAATCCATAATACTAATTGGAGTACCATCTTCTTCTGTACCTATTTCTAATTCTACTCCTGTAAATCCTACAGGTATTGTAAGTTCTGCCCAGAACTCTTTAGAATGTTTAGGCCAATCAACATGATCAGGGTTAACATCTAATATTCCTCGCATAAACTTTTTTTCGTCTTCTATAGAAAACCCTTTTAAAGGTTGTCTGTTTACAAAAACACTACTTAGCCTCATTGTTGCTTCAGCTCTTACTGCTTTAGGTAAGTGATTATCTAAATCCTTTCTCCTGATGTATATTTTTTTACTCATAGTTCAGTTCTTTTAAAGTTTTAATTAAGTGGATGTAAAGAATAACTCTCCGTATAATAATTAATTAAAGAAGTGAGGGATTGCTCCCTCACAACCTTAATCAAAAACCAATATATAGACGCAAATTAATGCCAAATTAGGATGCTGTACAAGTGATGTCTAAAGAAGTATCAAAACGTCTTAACGCGATACCTGCAGTTTTCAACATATGTACAGACGCCCCGTCAACATCAGATGCTCTGGAAGAAGATGAATCAAATCCTCTAGGGACTACAGATCCAGCTACACACCATCTCATTGCCTCACGACCTTTCTTAGAGATCATTTGTAGGTTATTTTGACCATCATAATTTGATTGATCAACAAATACCATTCTATAAGATTCAAGAGAGTATCCTGTAACAGGGTGCTTCGAGCGAGCTTGTGCAACAGCACCGTGATCAAATAATGGTAATTTTACCACATTTACACTGTGTCCGTCAATATGCTCATACGAAGTAAAGTAACCACTCATACCTAATGATCTTCCAGATCCTGTGATAAATCTGTTCTCACCACCTACTTTCCAAGTATTACCTGAAAAATGGTTTTTAAGAGCCTCATCAAATTCTCTAGCACCACCAGTACCAGTATAAAGAGTTACTTGTTTTTGAGCAGCATCAGTCATTTGATAAAATAAATCACCAATGATGTTCTTTAATTTTGTTTCAGTCATTGTAGAGTAAGTATCAGTATTAGTGATTTGCTCTAAAAGACCAGGACCTACAATTACTGGTTGACCATTTTCATCTTTCATGAAAGTAATACCATTTGAATCGTAAGTTTTTTGACCATACCAGTAATACATTTCACACTCTTCTTTAAAGTCAAGCATGTGTAAGTATTCTTCATAGTCCATCCAAAGTTTAGTAGTAGACCCACCTTTAGTTGGTAGAGAAAACTCTGCTACATAATCTTTAGCGTTTCCAGACATGTGGTAAGATTTTCTAACTGTAGTTAGTTTGTTTCTTACTTTACCTGGAGTTTCCCAGTTAGAAGCATTTCCTCTAGAGAAGTCTACTCCTACAGGCGCATACATTTGAGCCCAAAGAGCTCCTACTGTAATATCTCCTGCTGCAACAGTTGCTGTAGCTGCTGGGTTAACTAGTTGTAAAGTGTATTTATATGAAGTTCCCCCAGCTACTTGCTCAGGTGCTTTCATTATACGTGCTTGAGTACCTGATTGAGATACTAATACGTATGGAAATACAAAATGTTTGTCAGGAAACTCAAGCTCGAAGCTTGCTCCCCCTAAACCAACATTAGATGTTGATGCTGGTGTTACTACTACTGGTCTAGTTCTCAATCTATGTGTTGCCACACGGTACTCATATTCTAAACGGTCAATAGATTTAGTATTTCCAACACCTTCTGTTAAGAAAGATAAAGGAAATCTTTTATCGTCTTTTCCTGCTAAATGAGTAATAATTGGAGAAAGCTCAGTAGGTTTTGCCAACAATGCATTTGACAAACTGTTCATGTCTGTCATTTGCGAGTCATTGTAAAACGTCTTTTGAACGCTTATGTTTGTTCCGTTAATTGCCATATTCTAATTATTTTTTAAAGTTATATACAAAATTCAAGTTTCCTTGAAGAATTGCCAGTTATTAAATATCCAGATCTAAACTATCTAAATCAACATTTTTCTTTCTTCTAGTTGATCTTCGAGTAGATTTAACTCTGTCTTCGTTTTTGCTAATACGTTCTCTTAATGTTTTAGCATTTTGAGTTTTAGCTTTAGATGATATAATATCACTTAAATCAAAACCCGTGTACATTAGATAATCAATTGCTAATTTAATTTCCATATCAGCATTTGCATGATCCATGTCTCTTTGTGTGTAACCTTCTTTAGTTACAGGTGTTGATAAATAGTCAAAGAATTTATTTTTATCTCTTTTAGGAACAGATATACCAGCAAACTGATCTGAATCTTCAATAGTTTCAGACACATTATTCCAAAATTCTTCAGTTTTTCTTTGCGTTTGCTCTGTTTCTTTTCTTTGACTTTCTATCATTTGTTCTCTTTGTTTAACTTGATGTTTAGCTAATGCTCCTCGAGCAGCTTCTGCTTTTTGATACAATTTACCTGTATCTTCAAAATCATTTAACATCTCGTCTATAAATTCTTGATCGTGTCCTTTTAATTCTAAGTAATCTCCTAAAATTGCTTTTTGTGACCTATGATCGTCTTCTTCTATATTAACTTGCTCATAATCTAAATTAGGATCATAAGCTTCCATGAAATTTTGTGACTCTCCCCCAGCTAAAACAAAATCTAAATGTTTTTTAACTAATGGGAATGCTTCAAGAACTTCATCAATTCTATCATCTGCCATTTTAGATGCTACATCTGATGTCATAGCTGCTAAACCTTCAGATGTGTCATCATAATTTTCACCCTCTAGATCATAACCTAAAGTGTTTAAAATTTCACTAACTATAGTAGATTCTGTTTCTTCATCAGAGTCATCAGAATCATTTTCTATTTCTTCTTCCTCCTCCTCTTCTTCTTCTGTTTCTTCTACTAATTCTTCTTCTTCATCAACATCTTCTTCAATGCCAATGTCTTCTAAAGCGTTATCAGTAGGTTCTACAGTTTCAACTTCTTTAGAAGGAACAACTTCTTCTTCTTTAGCGACAGTACTTACACCATCGCCAGCAATAACATCATCAAATGTGATGTCATCTAGCTGTATTTTTTCATTTGGGTCCATATATATTTATTGTTTTAGTTTGTACAAAATTAGTAATTATATTGATATTTTTTATAGTTTTTTATTTTTTGGAGTTTACATTATTATATAACACTTTACCAACATCCATACTTACATTTTCTTTTTTTAAACCCTCCTTTTTTATAATGAGTTTTATTAAATGTTTTTTGAAAAGATTTTTCATCCTTAAAAATAGACCAATAATTAGGATCATCTTTTTTTAATTTTTTGTATAAATTGCCAGCAGTTTTCATATCTATAGTATTATATAGATCTGCACCAAGATTATGTTTAGCTTTAAATCCTTGCATTCTTGCTAAAACTTCTTCAGGAGAAGATATATATTCTAAATAATTTTTATAGTTTCCTCCAGTTGGAGAGTTTGCTAACATATTTAAAGTTCTAGTTTTTTTACTTGGAAATACTTTGTCTTTAACTTTAGAAAACAAATTAGAATGCATATCAACTTTTTCAAAATCTTTTGCAAATATTTTTTTTCCATCTCTTACAATAAATCCTTGATCAGAATGCGGTTGATTAAATTTACCTTTATAGTTTTTAGTTAAACTAAATCTAGATATAGGATTATTTACTCCTCTAATGCTTAAAGGATTAATTATACCTTCTTGAGTAATTGTACCTAATTGATTACGGCCACCAAAATAATTAAGATCTAAATTTCCACTAGAACTAGAAGGAGATCCAGAAGTTGCCCATTTAGGAAGATCAGTTGAGTGTCCTTGTTCATGATAAGCTGTTTCTTTAGATTTTTTATATATGTCATCAAGACTTCTATTCTTAGTAAGAGATCCTGTATATACTCTACTATATCTTGGAATAGGGTCTATTCTAGGTATAGTAAATCTGCTAGCATCAATTATCTCATGTTGCAGTGCTGGTCCAAGGGTTTTCCAATCATCCCCATATTTAGCTGCAATTTCAGAAGGATCGCCTACTAATCTTGTATCTCCAAGAGTTGTTTGAAAAGAAAATTGACCTGATTGGCCATAAGTACCTGCAGTTCTTTCGCTAGATGCATAAGGTTTAATATCTAATTCTTTATTTCTAAAATAAGTTTTTCTTATATTTTCAGCTTGATTAGTAGGTAAAAGATCAAGTTTTTGTTGATTTAATTTGCTTTCAAAATTTATTGTTTTAAAATCTATAGCGTCATCTATTCCTGCTTGTACCAGTGACTTTTCTGCATTTTTATTAAATTTATTAAGATCTTTTGCGTTTAATGTTTTTACAGGATCAACATCTAATAAAGTTTGAGTTTTTAAATTATTTGGAATTGTTATATTTTTTTGAAAAGAAGTTGGCACGTTACTTAATTTGCCTAGACCTTTAAATCCAGTCTTTAAAAGACCTGTTGCAACAAAAGGATCTCCAGCTAGATCTAAACCAAAATTACCTGCTTTTTGCCAAAATCCTTCTGGATTGTCATACCCTATTCCAGAAAGATCAGAAAGAAATCTTTGTTTATTATCAGATGTTCCAAGTGTAGGTAAAGCATTTTTAAAATTATAATCATCTCCTTTTATTGCTGCTACTCCTTCTGTTATTACAGATGCTGGAGTTGACAATACTTCTCCTGCAGTTGTAATAGGAGATGTAAGAAAACCTTTTCCAGCTTGTTCAAAACTGTCCATCCATTTATCTCCGTACATAGCAGATGATCTAACGCCTCTCCCTAAAACACCATCATCTCTAAAATATTTTTTTTGTTGCTCAGATAAATTATTAAAATATGGATATTTTTTTAATATGTCTTGATCTAACTCTTTATCCCATGTAATATCAACTTGAGGTAATACTTTAACTGCAAAAGCATCACTAGTAGGATCTTGATTCCTATATAAAAGTCTTCCCTCTTCATATGCCTTTGCATATTCAGGACTACCGTATATAGCAATATCTTTGTTTTGAGCAGGACCATATACTTCATCATCATAGCTTACTACATTTTCATTGACTCCTCCATCTCTATATTGACCAGGTTTAATTATATTTCTTTCAGTAGAACTTGTTGGTTGATCTCCAGAAATTTTACCTCCTAGAGAAGGAGTTGGGGCTTCAGGAGTTTCTGGATCTTTTTGAATAACATTGCCACGCTCTATAATAGCTTGCTCTATTAATTGGCTTATAGGACCTTTATACCCTCTTGAAAGAGCAGTCTTTATAATATCCATCTGTTCTTGTGAACTTAGCATTATTTATCAGAAGATTTTTTTATGTCTGCTCTATTTTTAGCTCTAGCTATTCTTTCTTTAGATCTTGTTTCTTCTCGTTTAATATTTGCAGTATCTCTATTAGTTTGAGATTTGCCATCCATTTCTCTAGCTTTAATATCAACTTCTCTTTCTTTAATATCTAATTCTCTCATGCCTTTAGCTAAGTTTAATTGAGCATTTGTATCATTATCTCTTGCATGAATCATAGCAACTTTAATTTGAGTTTCTCTATCTTTTTCTTTATTCATATTTTCATTCTCAGCTTCTTTAGCTACTTGTTCTAATTTAGCTTGTTCCATTTGTTGCTGAGCTTCTTGTTGTTGTTGAGCTAATTCTTGCTGTGCATTTTCTGCTAATTTAATTTTATGTTTAATTTGTGTAAAGCTAGACGAATCAAACATTTCAGCTATAGTTGAAGCAGGAACTCCATTTTGAACCATAGATTGAGATAACGCTTTTATTGCTTCTAACTTATCTTGTTCTTTACCAGAATCAGAAACAAATATACCGTAATTAGCCTCCATATGTTCCATACTGTCT